ATAGATTATAATAATTTATGCTTCGAATACAGCATAGATAATATAGTCAGAGAAATTAAAGATGAATTAGAATTAATTAAACAATTCTTACCAGATAGTATTATACAAAATATAGCAAAAAATACAGTAAAAAATTTAGATGAAGCGTTTAGAAATAGTGCATCTAGAGTCTTACAAAAAGATAAAAATGAGCGAGAAAAAGAAATAAAGGCAGGAAAAATATTTTTGTCTAATGAAAGAGGCTCAAATACTTTTAGAATATTATCTGATATATTAAGACCTGTTAGGTATTCGATGATTAAAGAGGTTGAAGAAGCCGGAGTTAAAATTCAACCAGTTAACGTTACATATAAAAGCAATAAGCCAGAAGTTCCAGATACTATAGTTCAAAGTAAAGAATTTTTTAATATTGAGCATTTAACTACAGTATCTGACTTACGTATAGCAAGTGAATTTACAAAAGCTGCAGGAACAAAACGAAAAGCAATTAATTTAATAAATAAAATTAAAGTTTTTGCTTCACCGGCAGCCAAGGATATATTAGATGAATATATTTTAACTATTGTTAGTAAAACAAATGCTAAAGGTACTGTAATAAAAGATCTGACATTAAGTTTAGAGTGGAAATCAGAAAAAAGAAATAAAGAGGCTGGAAGAGAAGAAATTTCTGCTAGAAAAAGATTTTTAGCACAAGAGTTAAGAAATATAATTAGTACGCAAATCATAAAAGGAAAAACTCTAGAGGCTTCCGATTCCGTAGAAGAAGTAGCAGCCAAAAAGTACTTTTCTATGGTTGACGCTGCAATTAAACAAACAGGAAGAGTACGAAAAAAGTTTCAGCCTAATAAAATTTCAAATAAAAGTACAAAAGCAAGTAAATCTTTTGAAATAAAATCAAAAGTAGCAAGTAAAAAAACAGCAAACTTAGGGCCTTCTGGAATACAGATTACAGAAAAAAAGCCAGAGGCTCCAACTACTTCTATGGAAGGACCTAGTGCGCTACAAGTTATAGCTTATATTAATGCAAGACTACAGCAAACAATAGAAAAGAATATGATTCCTCCAGCTCTTGAATCAAGAACAGGTAGATTTTCCGGAAGTGTAAAAGTATTGAATATGATTCGAACCCGTCAAGGTTTACCTAGCTTTGAGTATACTTACGATAAAAATCCTTATCAAGTATTTGAAATGGGAATTGGAAGAAGTCCTTGGGCAACTCCACAAAGAGATCCTAGAAAATTAATTGATAAATCAATTCGAGAAATCGCAGTAGAAATGCTACAAGGTAGATTATACACTAGGAGAGTTTAATGGCTACAACTAGAACTTATACCACTAGACGATTAGCCATTGTAAATGCTTTAGTAGAAAAGTTAAAACTAATTAACGGAGCGGGGTCGTATGTGACCGACGTATCTGGAAATGTTCATCCAAGACTAAAATATTGGGATGAAATAGAAGAGTTTCCATCAATCTGCGTAAATGCAGGAGCAGAAACTAGAACTTACCAAGGCGGTGGCTACAAAGACAGATTTTTAGGTGTGAAAGTTACATGTTATGTAAATGATGAAGATCCTGTTGCAGCTTTAGAAGCATTGATGGAAGATGTGGAAACTTGTTTAGAAACAAACAGTAGACTAATGTATACCACTCGCTCAGGCGGAGAAGGTTATACAATTATGATATCAATATTGAGCATCGATACCGATGAAGGCGTAATGGCTCCTTTAGGTATAGGCGAAATATTATGTGAGGTACGCTATTAATTTGAGCTTAATCTAAGCTCAATGCTGAGAAATCAGTTTCGGAGAATGACATGGCAGAAACATTACAACTTAGTAGAGATACTAAAGTTTATGTAAGAGATTTTGATACAAGTTTGACAGGAGCAAATAATTCTAATACTTACTGGGAAATTCCAGTACTTGATGGATTTGCTTTTAGTCAGGGCACAGAAACGACAGAAATTACACTAACAGAAGCTGCGGATTCTAATAATAGATCACGACGGGGCCGTCTAGCCTTTAATACTGCTCTTGCTCCTGTAGAATGGAGTATTACTACTTACGTTCGTCCTTTTAAAGGCGTAGGGGGAAGAACTAGCACTACCGGAGGTTTTGCAGATAATGCTTCTGGTTTTGTTCATGCTGTAGAAGAACCATTATGGGCGTATATGGTATTAGGGGCTGGAGAAACTTTTACAGCAAATGCTGCAGGTCTTACAGGACAAAGAGCAGCTGGAAATACTTGGGGTAGTACTTCTAGTGGTATTTTTTCAAATACTAGTTTAATGGAAGTTGATTTTGATAAATCAAATAAAACTGCACTAAGAACTTTTGAACTTATTTTTGCAATGAGCAGTACTGGCAATTCTGCAGCGCCAGATACAGTATATAGAGTTACAGACGCTGTGGTGAATGCAGTTACAATTGATTTTGATATTGAAGGTATTGCTCAGCTACAATGGAGTGGTTTCGGTAGAACAATTGCTTCTTCTAATACTATGCCAAGCGTTAGTTTTACAAGCGCAAATACTGTAAATGAAGCTGTAAATTCGACAAATAGTTTTATTAGAAATCGTTTAACAACGGTTCGAGCAAATACTACTATGGCTGAATTTGGTGCTGTCGGTGGCGCTTCAAAAGGTTACAATATTATTCTAACCGGCGGCTCTATCACAGTCGATAATGGAATTACTTTCTTAACTCCCGAGGAACTAGGAAAGGTAAATATTCCACTTGGTCATGTAACAGGGACTCGTTCGGTTTCAGGAACCATGACATGCTATCTTGATGACGATCTTGCTGCAAATAGCTCTGGCGCTCTTTTCCGTAATATGACAGCAAATACAAGTGCAGCTAGAAACACTTTTGACTTATTATTCTCAATTGGTGGAGCTTCTTCGCCAAAAGTGGAATTTGTCATTCCAAAAGCACATCTTGAAATTCCAACTCACAGTGTAGATGATGTTATAGGTGTTGAAGTTAATTTTAATGGATTGCCATCAAGTATTTCCAACACAGATGAAATGGTAGTTCGTTATTATGGATTAACACCTGTATAAAAAAAATTGTTGACTTTTAGGTGTAAGTGGAATATAATTATAAGCAAAGTAGGGGAGAGTAATCTCCCCTTACTTTGTAACTAAAATAAATATGGATTTTAATTATGGCAGATTCGATTTCTCTTTCCTCATTATTAACTCCCAGTAAAACAATTACTGTGGAATACCCAGGATTTCCTGGTTTTGAAGTAGATTTATGCTTTCTTTCAAGAGAAGAAATGGTAAAACTTCGCAAGCGTTGTGTATCGACAAAATTTAATCGTCGTACGCGCCAGCCCGAAGAAGAACTCGATGAAGAAAGGTTTGCAGCAGAATACACGCAAGCAGTCGTAAAAGGTTGGCGGGGTCTCCAAGTATCTTACTTAGAAGAGCTTCTGTTAGTGGATACATCGGCTCTACCGGCAGGTATGAAGGAACTTGTTTATTCTGCGGATAATGCAGCAACTCTTATGAAGAACAGCCCTGACTTTGACTCTTGGGTTGTAGATACAGTGGGTGATCTCGCAAATTTTTCGAAGAACAAGTCGAAGAAGTAACTCGACTTATAAAACGAAAAGCAAAACAAGAATCTGACATATCTATAGAAGCGTACCTAGCTATGTGTGAACAGCTAGGACGCGAGCCTGATCCTGAAAAAATGCCACTAACTGACGCTGATTTTCCAGTCGAGGTTCAAGTGGCATTTTTTATTTATAACTATTTGCCAGATCATTGGGATGGAGCTTCTGGCGCTTACTTTGGTAAAGATTGGTCATCGCTAGATGCAATCTTTAATATATTTGAAGTAGAAGATAAAGTATTTACGTTGCAGTTACTTAAAATTATAGATGTAACTACAACAGACTCGGTAAACGCAAAAATTGCTCAAAAGCGAAAAGCTTCTGAACGAGCGGCGAAAGCCAAAGCAGCAGCTAAGTAATGGCAAAAAATACAATATATTTAGACGTAGTAGTAGACGATAATGGTACAACACGACGTGTCGCCGTAGATTCTACTCGTCTAGCAGATGCTATGAGCCGTACTGCGAGAAACTCCGCAGAGGCCGATAGAAATATAAAAGGAGCTGCCCAGGCTTCTTCGAATGCTACCAAAAACTTTTCTAAAATGTCTCAAGGCATGGGCGGACTTGTTGCTGCCTATGCAACTATTGCTGCTCAAGTTTTCGCATTGAGTGCAGCTTATCAATTTTTACTACAAGCTGCCGATTTTCGTATATTAATTGAAGGACAAAAAGCACTTACTCAACAAACTGGTGTTGCGTATACTTCAATTACAAAATCTATTCAGGCAGCAACTGATGCTCAGTTAGGCTACAAACAAGCTGCTCAGGCTGCCGCAATTGGTACAGCAGCAGGTCTTTCTGCTACAATGTTAAAAGACATTGCTAGCTACTCTCAAACAATTTCCGCAGTATTAGGTCGAGATCTTGAAGATACTTTTAATCGACTTATTCGTGGTATTACAAAAGCCGAGCCTGAACTTTTAGATGAACTTGGTATTGTATTACGTCTTGCAGATGCTACTTCAGAATATGCGCGTACTATAGGAAAAACTGCAAATGAGCTTACTGCTTATGAAAGAACTCAAGGCGTTGCTTTATTTACTTTAAATCAAATCGAAGAAAAATACGGTGATTTAAATAAATCAAGTGAATTGTCCGCAAACGGAATTCGTCAGCTTGGAGCAGCTTTTTCAGAGCTTGCAAATAAAATACTACCTGAAATTGCAGGTGTTGCTGAATTTTTAGCAAACTCAATACGCGGAAATGTAGCTGCCGTAGCCTCAACCTTTGGACTGTTACTAGCGGGGGTAGTAGGTCAAGTACTACCAAGTGCAGAAGATATTACAAGACGTACAGACGCTGCTCTTGAAAAATATTCAAATAAAATTGCAGATTATACAATTCAAGCAGATGCTTTTGCTCGTGGGCAACTTACAATTACTAAAAGAGTACAGCCTGCAGTAGATAGTTTAAAAGGGTTAGCCTCTAGCATTCAAAGAATACAAGGAGCAAAAGCGTCTCCATTTTTAGCTGATATTATGAATATCGGAGAAAGATTTGATCCTAGACAAGTTACTACTATGCAGGATAGAATTGAAGCAGAGTTAACAAGACGACAAGCCGGAGCTAGGGGAAGAGCAAGAGATTCTTTATTTGTAGGAATACGAGACGAACAGTTACGAGAATTTAGTGCTAAATTAGGCGTTATGACTACAGAAGCACAGAAGGCTTCAGAAGGCATGTCAGGCGCTATACAAACTTTTGGCACTACAGCGGCAGCCACAGCAACGAGAACTAAACTCATCTGGGCAAGTACCATGAGAACTATACAAGTAGCAACTCTTGGTGCAGTAAGAGTTATGAATGCTGCTTTTAGAGCACTAGGCGCTATTGGATTATTTTTAACTTTATTAGAAGTTGCAAAAAGTGTATATTCATATCTATCTGAAAAGTTTGCAAAGCAAGATCTTGTAGAAAAAAGTTTAGCTGAACAGGTGGTAGGATCGGGAAAAGAAGCTGATGCTGCAAAAGCTCGAATTGAAGACTTAGAAAGAGCTGGAAAAAATTTGGAGACCATACGACTAAAAGATACTTTTGAAGAAATTTCAGCTTTTAGTGGAAATATGAGTGGTAACATTAAAGATGTAGTGGATAAATTAAAACAAGAAACTTCTTCTTATGCAAATGCTGTAAAATCTATACAAGCAGAAATAGAGTCTCTTCAAAAAAAGAGTAATGATATAACAGCACAGCTATCTCAAGGCGATGGCTTTTATACTAAAGTAGAACAAGCTCAAAGAATATCTCTCGGCACTGTTCGTACACAAGTAAATACTGATTTAGTAAAACAACAAGCAGAACTTAATGCTATCAGTGATACTTCAATAAAAAACTTATTACTAGAAGCCCGAGCATATGCTAAAAATACACCAGAACTTCAACAGTATGCAAAAGAGTTAGAAAATTTAAATAATGTAACAGATTATACTTCGGCCACTACTACTAATGCTCTAGAAGCTATTAGTAATTTTGCATCTAATGCAAATCAATCTGCTGCATCTATTAAAGCTTTTTCAGAGGGATTTAAGACATTAAATAAAGAAGTTATAGATTCTTCTGCTTTAGAAGCTACTCAAAAACGTTATATTCAATTAAATAGTTTAATAATAAACTTAGGCGATGCTTTTATTTATAGCAGAAAAAATGGTACTTTATCTGGAAATAACTTAAAAGAATTAAGCGCTTTAGGAACAGAGTTTACAAGAGTTTTAGGTAAAGTTAGAGTTCAATTGGATAATGCCTTTAATTTAAAAGTACAAGAGCAAAACCTAAATAGATTAGCAACTCAATTACAACTATTTTTCTCTCAATCAGATGCTGCTATAGAATTATTAAATGAGCAAGATGTACAAAAAACTCAACTAGAAATTGCAAAAATAAACGATCAGTTAAACTCTTTAGAGGTTAATAAAGAACTGTTCGATATATTTACTAATCAAAATCAAATAGTATTAGACGCAGCTTTAAGAGATGAAGCAAGCGCTAGCATACTTGCGGCAGGCGCTACAAACGCAGATAAATTAGCGGAAAAATTTACAGAATCTTCTGATGGATTTATCTCCAAGTATGAAAAAGAGAATGATGGATTTTTAACAAGATTAGCGAAAATAAATAGAACACAAGCTCCAGAAAGAGAAGTTCCTGCTGCAATTGAAGAAGTAACAGTCACAGCACGACGAATACCTACAGCTTCTGACATACAAGAAGTACAAGTAACTGCTATGCCTTTAGTAGATAGAAATGCCGAGCAAAGACTTAGAAATCAAAACTTTGAAAGAGAAAAATCTTTATTAGAACAGCGTAAGCTTCAATTTGCAATTACTCAAACCATTACTAATGAAGTACAAGCTGCTAGACGCTTTAATGAGTATAAGGCTAAACAAATAGAAAATGCTAAAGAAATTCAATCTTTAGAAACTCAAATATTAAATACAAATGTGTCTTTAGAAGATAAGCTGGAAAATCAAACTCAGTTTGCTTTAGATAATCTTATGTATGGAGAGCAACAATTAGATTTAGTTAGAGAAAGGAATAGAGCAGCTGAAGCAGGTATTCAAGCAGAAATTGCCTCTGGTACTGTAACAGGGGATCGCTTACAAATTTTAAATGCTAGTTTAGTTCGTTTACGTGAAATAAATACAACTGAAGAACGTAGACTTGAGCTTCAAAATGAGCTTAATGCTCTTCAGCAAGAAGAAGAGCTTCGTCAAACTCGTCTTGCTATCTTAAAAGAACAAACAGATGCCGCTAATAATTTACTGGATATTCAAGAACAATTAAATAGTTTAAGAAATCCTTATTTACAAGAAGAAGCCAACGAAAGACTAAATATATTAAGAATTCAAGAAAAAATATTAGATTTAGAACGCCAAGCGCGCGATCCGCGGCAAGAAGATATACCTAGACTTCTACGAGAAATTGCTTTAGAAAAAACTCGTCTTGGAGTACTAGAGCAACAAGCTTCAGAAATTTTTAAAATTTCTCAAGCGGCTCAAGGTGCTTTTGGAGAAGGACTACAGCAAGAAATTGCAAACTTTTTAAAAGGCGGAGAAGTTGATATAGAAAATAGCTTTTTAAACATAATAAAATCTGTAGGAGAAGCTGCTGCCGATCAACTTTCACAAAGTATCACAGAAAGTATTATGGGAGGCTTAGGCTTTCAAACTGATGCAGAAAAACTTCAGTCAGCAATAACTCTTGGCAGTGAGTATGGGGCGCAATTATTTTATAACTCTATAACCTCAGCAGGGCAAGCTGTAGCTCAAGCTCCTGGAGCAGTTCCTACTACTCCAGGCGGGGTCCCAACGGCTGATCCAGCAGTAACGGCAAGTAGAAGTATAGGAAAAGATCTTAGAAACTTTGGTACCAATGTAAAAGAAACTTTTGCAAGCGATGCACCTTTTCTTGATAAACTAGGCTCTATTTTTAGTGCAGACGCACCTTGGATAAACTCAATGACTCGCGGACTGGCGGGTGCACTTGGTGGACTAGCTGTAGGAGCTTTAAGTGGTGGTGGTGGAAATGCATGGAGAAATGCAATTATTGGAGGCGTCGTATCTGGATTAAGTTTTGGATTTAGTAGCTGGTTAGGTGGTCTTGGAAGCGGTGCTGCAGTTCAAAGTGGAGCAAATAGTTTAACTCCAGTCCGAATGGGAGGAACTGCCTCTTATAGTAGTGTTCCGCTTGGCCTACAGGCAGCAAACGGCGGAATAGCAATGGGAGGCTTCCGAGCTTTTGCAGAGGGGGGAATCGTAAACAAGCCTACGCTTGGTTTAGTAGGCGAAGGTCGATACAATGAAGCTGTTGTACCATTGCCAGATGGCAAGTCCATTCCAGTAATTATGCAAACTGGGGGTGGAGATAGAAATAATATTGGAATCAATATAAATGTAAATTCCAATGGACAAATGCAGAGTGATGCACAAGCTACGGGAGAGCGGGGAGTCGCAATGGCACAAGCTATTCAAAATGTTGTTCAACTAGAATTAAAGAGACAAAAGCGTCCTGGCGGACTGCTCAGTCCTTTCTGAGAATAAAATATGCCAATCGGATTTAATGACGGTGTAAGTAATAAAATTCCAGATCGTGCAATGGCAAAGCGAAGTAGCGCTCAAGTACTATTGGCACAATTTGGCGATGGGTATGAACAAAGAATTCCTTTAGGTATTAATAATCTAAAACAAGAATATGCAGTAACTTTCAAATATAGACCAAAAGAAGAAATTGATGACATGGTTACCTTTTTACAAAATACAAAAGGAGCCAATAGTTTTAACTTTACCGTTCCAGATACAAATAGTGCAAATGCTGAATTTACAATGAAAGTTGTATGTTCAGACTTTTCTGTTAGTTATGAGTATGGAAGTTTTTATAGTTTAGACGCTGTTTTTAGACGAGTATACGAACCATGAGTCAATTATTAATTCGAGATTTACAAACACAAAGTCCAGGCTCTTCTCTTATTACATTATACGAGTTGGAGATGCCAGACGGATCTACTTTTTATTTTCACGATGGCAAAGATTCTTCTTCCGCAGATGTAACTTTTGACGGAAATACTTACGAAGGCATTCCAGTGGAATTTGATGGCGTAGATTTAACAAGCGATGGTCCTTCCAGTCGTCCTACGCTGCGAATTGGAAATGTACTTACAGTATTTAAAGATGCTCTAGGTACAGGATTTACTTATGAAGATTTATTGGGCAAACAATTTACTCGTCGTAGAACTTTACAAAAATACTTAACTTCAAGTCCTGCTGTAGAATTGCCAAAAAATATTTATTATGTAGATCGAATTGGTACTACAAATATTTTAAGCGTAGAATTAGAACTTGCTTCTCCTTTCGATATTGAAGGAGTAAAGCTTCCGTCTCGTGTAGTTATGGGCGGAGGGTGTAGCTGGCAATACCAAGGAGCCTCGCCAGATTTGGCGGAAAACGCCCAACTTGGCGGATGCACATATAATCGTTTTAGTCGTGTAACTTTACCCAGTACCGGAGTAACATATATAAACTATGTAAATTCAAAAGATGAACCTATTGTAGATTCAACCGCTGTAATTGGAACTTGGAGCGGTAGCGGTACGGTAAATGGAGTTTATAGAACAGTAAAATCAAATCTTACTAAAATTGAAAATAGCGGTAGTTTTACAACTGGATCTTCTGCTTACGACTACTGGCAAATGGTAACAAGCACTACTAGTACTCCTAGCAATACAAATGCAGCATGGAGACGAGTATGGATTTATTCTGCTTACAGTACTTCGGCAACTTACAATGTTTATACAGATCCAAATTACAATGATTATGTAACACATACATTAGCCGGTGAAAGCTTTCCTCGACTTTTCAAAAAAATATTACGTACACAAGCTGGAGTAGCACAGGGCAGTAATCCAGCTTATAATAAGCACTGGGAATTAGGTGACATTTGTGGAAAAAGACTTTATTCTTGCACACGAAGATTTCAATACAAAAATGCAACCTCTAACGGAGTTGCTGTACCAAGCACCGTCTACGATCAAACAGTTATTTTACCGTTTGGAGGATTTCCTGGATCACGAACATATTCTTAAGCTTTTGGTTCATTTTTGTAAACATTTTGAAGAAGAAGCCTGTGGAGTAATCGTAAATAAAAAATTTGTAATTTGTAAAAATGTTGCAAACAATGTAAAAAATGATTTTGAAATAAACGATTTAGATTGGATAAAATGTCAATTGTATGGAAAGCCACAAGCAATAGTGCATTCGCATCCTCGTTCTGGACCGAAACCAAGTGAAATGGATATGTTGCAAGCAAAAAGATTTAATTTGATCTATATTATAATTTCTTTACGAAATTGGGAAATGGAAATTTATACGCCATGAAAAGAATTCATTTACTAGGAAATTTGGGAGAAAAATTTGGTCCTTTATGGAGAGCAAATTGTTCTACTGTCTCCGAAGCACTGAGACTGATTGAATGTCAGTGCCCAGACTTTAAAAAGTATTTAATAGATACAGTAGAAGAAGGAACAAATTTTGCAGTTCGAACGGGGAAAGAGTTGCTAGAGACGGGCGAAGAGCTATATATGAACATCACAGAAGAGGATGTTTATATTACAGAAGTTCCAGTAGGCTCTGGTGGTTGGGGTAAAATTATAGTTGGTGCTATATTAATTGTAGCTGCCATAGTTCTAGCATTTATACCTGGAACACAGATGTTATCCGCTGCAGCAGCTCAGGCTTTTTACACAGGAGCTGCTATATTTGCTTCCATTGGTCTCAATTTAATTATGGCAGGCGTAAATGAATTACTTATGCCTAAACCAGATAAAGGAAAGCAGGGCGGAGCATTTTTTTCTGGCCCTATAAATACGATTAAACAAGGTCAGCCTGTACCACTTCTTTACGGTGAACTTATAGTTGGCGGCGCTCCAATTTCTGTGTCATATACAAAATCAAGAACCGCTACAACTGGTTATGTCAATGCTGATGCTACAGCGGGGCCTGCTCCTGCAGGAACCACCTCAACTTCCAATCCTTATACACCAAATCCACAGGAATATGGTGAAAATTATATTGGAAATATTGATTCTTTGCCAAATCCGCAAACAATTCAAGAATCCTTAATGAACTTTAATTTTAATATAAGTTTTTCTTTTTAGGAGCATAGAATGGCAATTTCAGGTGTAACGGGACAAATGGCAGTAGATGCCGCAGTACAAGCAGCTGCAGCTGCAGCAACAACAACCTCAGCAACTTCTGTTGGCAGCACTACTGGAGCCACTAGCCCCCAATATGCCGTAGTTTATGACTTAATTTCAGAAGGCGAAATTCATGGTCTTGTAAATGGAGCTGCAAGTGTATACTTAAACGGTACTCCGCTAACTACTGAAGCTAATAAATCTTCGGTAAGTCCCATAGTTTCTGGAAATGGTACTTTTACGGCAGCAAGTCTTACAGTATCTTCAAACGAAGTAAATTTATCTGGCACAAGCGGACGAATTATACTTCTCGAACGCGGAGGAAAAATTTCGACCGCTTTTACAGCAAATGCTGGCGATTTTAGAATAAGAGCGAATGGATTTTTTACTGCAAATATGGCAATTAATCCTGCTTTGCTTGCAGCTGCGCGCCCCAAGCTACGTATTACTGGTATGGGAGCAGGAGGAAGAGAATATGTTGGCACTGTTACTCAGTACATAGATGCAAATACAGCTGTAGTCGAACCTGCAATATCTACATCAGGAATAAATAAAGCTGGTGGAATTGACCACATTGCTATAGTAAATACTGCAACTTCAAATTCTTTAACGGTTTATGTTGCTCCAGCCGTTTCTGGTACTAAATTTCAAATTTTTTCTGCTGCTGTTGCGCAAGATCAATTATATAATGATAAGTGGAATTTTAAAAATACTGCGGTAAACTTTAGAGTTGGTACTTTAAATCAAACTCCAGTAACTTATGCAGATGTTCCAACGGCTAGTTTTTTAACTTCAATTGAGCAGGCGCTAGAGTGGACAAATACTTTTAATGGACTACAGTCTCCACTTAGCTATTCTGCAGCTGCACTGGGAGTGTCAGAAGCGTCAGAAATTGATAAAATAAGATTGGGCATAGAATTTCCAGCAGGTCTTTATAAAAATACTGGAGAAAAAGGTAAAATTCGACCTGCATTTGTAGGCTTTCAGATTAAGTTTCAATATACTCAAGGCGGACAAATTAAAACTGCTATTATAGTAGGTCCTTCTTCTAGTACGGGTATACCATCTGGAAAACAAAAACAAGATATTTGGAGAAATGCAATTTCTGGCTATACTGGTTATTATGAAGCAGAAGTTACTTCCTCATTTTTACATGAAATTGAAATTCCAGTAGAACAATTTAAACCTTTTACTAATTTTTCAATTATTGTCTCAAGACTTAATCCGCATAATTCTGATGATTATGAATCTGCAGATGATACTATTATCAATAGTACAACATTAAAATATGCAGAGTGTCAAGTACTTGATAAGTTTAGATATCCTCATTCCGCATATGCTGCAATTACTTTTCCTTCCGAGGGATTTAATTCTGTACCTGGCCGATCGTACCATGTTCGCGGTATAAAAGTTCAAGTACCTTCCAACTATACTACGCGGGAAGAGTCTTTTGATGGAAAGGCAAAATATAACGGGGCTTGGGACGGTACTTTTATTACAAGGTATACCAATAACCCTGCTTGGATTTTTTATGATCTTGCCACAAATAAAAGATATGGTCTAGGTAAATACGTCGATTCTTCATTAGTAGATAAGTATAGTTTATATAGAATTGGTCGATATTGCGATGAATTAGTTCCTGACGGCAAAGGTGGACTAGAGCCTCGTTTTACTTGTAACGTATATATTTTTGAAGCAGAAGAAGCTTATAAGGTATTACGAGATTTAGCTACTACTTTCCGTGGTATGATGATATGGGCACAGGGAGCATTGTTAGCCGTTCAAGATAGCCCAAAAGAGCCTATTTATACATTTACTCAAGGTAATGTAGTTGATGGCTTATTTACTTATGAGTACTCTGGAAGACTTGCTCGTTATAATGAAGTAAATATTACCTGGAATAATCCAGATCAATTCTATCAACAAGATGTATTAACAGTTACAGATCAAACAGATATAATTAAGCAAGGAAAAGTTGTATCCATGAACTCGGTAGCTTTTGGTTGCACTAGCGAAGGGCAAGCGTATCGTGTAGCTTTATGGAACATGTTAACTTCTCAGCTTGAAACAGAATTTATAAGTTTTGGCACTGGCATGAATGCAAATTTTCTCTTGCCAGGAGATATTATAAATGTACAAGATCATCATTTAAATGCTATTCAAGCTAGCGGTCGTATTCGTTCAGCTTCCGGGAATACTGTAATATTAGATAGAAATGTTACTATTGCAAGCAATACTTTTAATGATAGAACTTCTTTTGTAAATTCTCTTGTTTCTTCAGGAACAGATGGCTTTAATGATTTAATAGGAAATACAGGAAGTATAGCTCCTTCAATAACTCGCTCTTCTACAAACAGCGCTTCACTTGGAAGTTATAGTTATAGAGCAAATAGTACTACTGGAAATTTATTTATAGATTCGATGGATGAGTATAATGCTAGTGAATATTCATTGCCAAAAGCAAATACTTCTAATAATGTAGGACTATCAACTTTTAGTAGTAGAGCCGGAATAATTTTATCAACTTTTAGTCCAGCAATTACTTCTTTTGGGAGTAATATTTCTGTACTTACTACAAAAACTACGACTTCCGAGGATTATAATGTTAATGGTAAAGCAAGTTATAGAACTTATAGTTCTGAAATTCCTTTAAACGTAAATGTCTCTTATACTTCTGGAATAGTAAAATCTTATAATATTCGCGCTTCAAAAAATACTTTCTTTGGAGTTAGTTCCCCCGTAAGTACTAGTATTGCAAATATTAGTATAAGTTTCTCAGACTCAGCTCTATCTACACAAGAATTTATAACTTTAGACAATATTGTCCTAGGAAATACTTCTTCAGCCATTCAAAGTACAGCACACACTTTACATGTTGTATTCGATGGTCCTGGATGTTATTTACAGCAGTCTTCTGCAGTTATTTCAGGCACTACCTATTATCGAGGAGATTTAATTCCTGGAATTACAACTAGTATTGCAGCAACAAATTTACTTGATGATAGCGGTAATATTGTAACTACAGTATTTAGTGAGCATACTCATGTTCAAAAAAGATCTATTGTAACCCCAGAACCTTACGTAGGTAATATTATTGAATTAAGTTCTGCATTTACTTCTACACCAAATACGGAAAGCATTTGGGCCTTGGAAAACGCTACTTATGATAACGAAGTAGCGCCTAAAAAATATCGAGTATTGAACATTAAAGAAGAGCAAGGGGGGGTATATTCAGTAGTAGCCTCAAACTATGCAGAACAAAAGTTTGATGAATTAGAAGCAAAAGTACAAATTCGAGATAATACATTTATTGGCCCTCGTCCAGGAGAAGATATTCCTAATGTTGGCGATTTAACAGCCAATTATTTCAGAATGGATGTGAATGATGAGGATAATCTTTCTGATTCTGTTCTATATGCGTATGTTTCTTGGACACCTCCTGTAGAGTCTTTTACAGATAGTAATGGTAGTACTAGTACTCGTCAGTATAGGTATGTTGATGCGTATGAAATACAACATAATTTTTATGATGATATTAATACTTCTTATAGAGATTTTATAACAGAAACAGTATCTGGAAGTAGAAATAATTTAGTTATTCCAACTGTGCGCCCAGGAAATTATATAGTACGAGTTCGAACAAAAAATATATTTGGACAATACTCTTCTTGGTATAGTATTGAGATTACATTTAATCGCGCGGCTGCAGCTCCTGGCTATGATATTTTTGGTATTAGAGCTGGGGGTTCTTTAGACTCTGCTGTATTATTTGAGGCAAATACTTTTACTGTAATTGATAGTCAATATACTTACGTAAATCCATTAGGAAAAGTATATACTGTAAATGGTGCTACAAGCGCACAAACTTCACAAAGTTTTCAATCTTTCGCAGCAAATTCAGACTATTTCTTGATGTGGGATAATAGCGACTCTGTTGATCCGTGGAAAGCAATAAAATATTATACGGACACAAGTATTCGTACTCCATATGGGGTGGGAAATAGTTATTGGAGTGAAGCTGGAATTGCTAATAGTGGATTAGTACAAATTCCTGGTACTATTTCTGCTACTGTTGGGTCTAGAGTAGTTACTGGTAGCGGAACTTATTTTGCAAGTAATTTAAGTGTAGGAAATTTAATTAAATTACACAATTCTTCTAATACAGCAAATTCTTTTTATGCAATAGTTTCAATAATTTCTAGTAATACTTCTTTAACTACAAGAGAAGTAATCCAGAAACCTTTTACTAATCAAACTATTCGTACTCCTAGCCTGCCAATAGACTTTGTTAATGATACTATATTTTCTAAAATTGCTAAGAATGCCAGCAATGTGGCTTCGGAAGAAATACGCTATGCTGTTACAGCCGTAGATGAGCCACAACTATTAATATTAGATGCTGATAGCAATGGATTTAGATATACATCAGCAGGGGGATTAATTGGTCCTTCGGCTATAACTTTATTTGCGAATCGTCAAAATTTACGAGCAAATACAGATTGGTATATTTATGATGCTAATAATAATATTTTAGCAAATACTCTTTTAAGTAATAAAACAGATACATCTGCTCAACTTAATGCGGTAAGTTTTGGTTCAATATCAAATAACAACTTTGTAAAAGTTACAAGTAATGTTGGAAGCTTTTCCAGTTCTTATACAATATTAAAAATAGTAGATGGAGCAAATGGAACATTTGGCAGAGGAGCACATACTGTACTACTAGTAAATGAAAATCATTCAATTCCCGTAGATTCAGCAGGATTAAATGGTATTTATACCGCATCTGGTACAGATATTTTAGTATGGGAAGCAAATACACCATTAACTTATAACGCTTCAGCTACTTTAGTTCCTAGCTTTAATGTAGCGATTATTAATACAGCAAACATAACTGCAAATGCAAGTCCTATAACAATAACCACTGCTGTAGCAAATGATACTCGTCGTTATGGAAATCATAGTAATATTACCGCAAATTCAGCATATATAGTATATGCAATAGGAGTACGAGATTTATTAGGTAATCTTACTACATACTATAAGCAACAAAGTTTTACGGCAACAAGAAATGGAACAGTTGGTGCAAATGGTAGAGGTGCACATACAGTATTATTAGTAAATGAAAATCATTCTATTCCTTTAGATGCTAGTGGACTTAATGGTATTTATACTGCGTCAGGTACGGATATTTTAGTGTGGGAAGCAAACACTCCATTAACTTATAATGCTTCAGCTACTTTAGTTCCTAGCTTTAACGTAGCTGTTGTAAGTAGTGCAAATATAACTGCAAATGCAAGTCCTATAACAGTGACAACTGCTGTAACAAACGATACTCGTCGTTATGGTAATCATAGTAATATCAATGCAAACACTGCTTCTATAGTTTATAATATCGGAGTAAGAGATACCTTAGGTAATCTAACAACTTATACTCGTCAGCAAAGTTTTACCGGAATACGCTCAGGTGCAACTGGTGCTGCAGGAGCAAATGGAGCAAACGGCGAACCTGCCGTTAGTTTATCACTTTCTCGCGCTGGAATTACTTTATTTGCCTACGCAGAAGGTACAATTGCAAGTTATTCCGGGGCCTCTGGTCAAGCAAGTTTGTATCGTGGTGATGTAAATATTACAGAAAGTACTACTTGGTCAAGCACCACAACTAGCGGACTCACTGGATCAGTCTTAAATACTTCTGGGTCAAAAGGTCAATATTCTGTTACAAATCTTGCAACTGCAAACGATACTGGAACTTTAACAATATATGCAGACTATGCTGGAAAAACATATACATCAGAATTTTCAGTAGCAAAAGCAAAAGGCGGATACGAAATTGTAGGAGCTTTACCTAGCACGAATCTTTTTGAAGGTAGAGTAGTATTTTTAACAGGCGAAGATATATTATATCGCTATACTGGTACTGCTTGGACCGCCGCAGTTCCTGCAGCAAATATTACAGGTCAATTAGTAGAAGCACAGTTAGCTTTGAGTTCTGTAAATACGGCTCAGCTTGTAGCAAATGCAGTTACTCAAGTCAAGCTGGCTATAAATTCTGTAAATACTGCTCAGCTAGTAAGTAACGCAGTTACAGAAGTAAAAATGGCTTTAAATTCTGTAAATACTTCTGCAATTGTACAAAGTGCAATTACAGAAGCTAAGATGGCTTTAAATTCTGTAAATACTTCTGCAATTTTAACAAGTGCAATTACAGAAGCTAAGATGGCTTTAAATTCTGTAAATACTTCTGCAATTTTAACAAGTGCAATTACAGAAGCTAAACT